TTTTGAATAGGTCAAAATGATTCTTCTAAAGCTTTAAAGTTTAGCAATCCTCCATTAAACTCATTAAGTCTATTTACATTTGACTCATCATTATAAATACCACTGTAAGTAATATCTGCTCCTCTTCGAACCATTGAATAATCTATATACTCTGTAGATGTTACCCTGTTTCCAAGTTTAAAGTCTTTACCAAGTAAACTATCTCTAATCTTGTAGCTTTCTACTCCATTACCAAACGCATAACAATTAAAGAATTTAGTGTCAATTATTGCAGGTTGATTAGATGAAAATACTTGACTTTGTATATTACCTAAATGAGTTCCGACAGGAATTGCCACCGAACTTAAATTTACTGCAGCAGGGTTAGCCGGTGGTGTCGATGCACTAATAACTGCACTTCCACATTCTGCAGCAAAAGTAACTGTGTTCACATTACCCAAAGGATTTCCTTGAACTGTAATTTGTTGAGGTAAACCATTTAAGTCTATGTAGTCATAAACAACATCATTAACATCGCTACTGTCTACAGTGAAATTACATATGTTATTGTCCTGTACAATATCAAAAGTTTCAGAACCTTCATACCAAATATCCGGTGCTGCATCAAGTGGCTCACTTTCAAAAACACAAGTATTTTCTGCTCTAAAAACAGTAATACAAACTTTTAAATAAGACCTTCTTTTCTTACTGCTACCACAGGCTCTTGTACCTCTTGTTTGAAAAAACAATTGATTTGTAGTTGTGTTTCTATAAAACCCAAAATATACTGTACATAAATCTTGAGGAAGATTTCCTGTAGTTGTGCCTACATAATCTGTGTCAAAATCACAACCACTTCCCGGGTTACCAATACTACTAACACCAAGTGCTAATACATCTTTAATATTATCTCCTTCAAACCATTCTTGAAAGTTATCATAATCTTGAGATGCAACTGCCGTTTTATCTAAATTCCATCTTCTACCTTCACATTTATTACCTGAACCCTTTCTTCTAACCTCTATCTCAAAAGTAATTCTTGAGTTTGCAGGAATCGTGTAATCTGTCTGTGTAGAACCCGGAACAAGAGGGTCCGGTTGAGGTAAGCTTACTGTATAATTAACTTGTGGGTAACTTCCTGATTTCTTTCTTGTACTACTTTTACAACCATAATCTACAATAGCATTCTCTCCCTGTTGAACTGAAAAAGAATTAGCTTTAATCTTCATATAAGTTCCTGAAGGAATAGGTAGATTTTGAGTCGGGTCATCTTCAGATGCCACTTCTATAAAGTCTTTTTGTTTAGCATCCTTTTCAAGAACAGTAGCAAAAACACATCCGGATGTCGCACCATCTACATCTCTTTTAACAATTAATCTTTGACCCTCTGTGATTTTTTGAGAGTTTTCACCCTGTAATAAAAAGTACGTTTGACTGTCTTGTGGGTCGGTAAAGAATATACTTGAATAAATTGTTTCGTATGTTTCTCTATCAGGTTTAATTGCGAACTTATAATTGGTTGCCCAAAAAGGAGCAACCTGTGTAGTTGGTATGTTTACTAATATACTGTTAGCAGTATCTGAATCTGCACAAGAAAAATGAGTTGTGTTATACTGACTAACTAAAGTTGGAGTTGCACGATTAAACTCATCCATATAAACAATCCCAACCTCATATCCTCTATTACTATGAAGACTTTCTCCTGAGCCTAATTTGTTAAATAAAAGTTCTATGTCAACTGCTTTAAAATATTCAGTGACTATGTCTGTTGGTGCAGTAACATCGGGAGTAGCATATTGAATAGCAGGAAATGTAAACTTAACTATATCCGAACCCGGAGTAGCATCAAGCCTAACTGCTTGTTCAACTGAACTTATACCACTTTGATAAATTAAATATGTTCCATCTAAATCAGGCTTAAACAATCTGTTGAAAGCATCCGTCATTGTGCTACCATCATCTCGAGTAGCCATAGGTTGAATATTACCACCGGGTAATGAAGTACCTAACTGACTTGATGTTATAGTGCTTTCTGCCCATTCGTACACACTTGTATAATCTTGTTGTAGATTAAAAGTGTATTGGAATATTTGTTCTTCGTTCTGTTCTACAGGAGGAGTCCCTCCACCAAATGTACTGTGTTCAAATGTACATAACACCGTTATTGTAGCACCTGTTACTAAGTCAACATTTTCTAAGTCAAATTCTAAACCTGCATCATTTATTGTTTGAGCACCGTCTATTGTATAGTTAACACTAAAACCGGTTCCCTCAATTTCGCTATCATCAAAAGATTCTGAAACTCCTTCAGCAGTAAAATCAAGTCTAACAGGGTTACTGTCAGAAGTAATCATATCATAACCTTCTACATAATTACCAAACATCAATCTATTCCCCATCAAAGTCTGTGCTTTAGAAAGTAAAGGAACGTTGTCGTAAAGTCTTAATACTTCAGCCTGAGGCAGTATTGTAAATATTTTACTATTAGTAAATGAATAGGTTACATCTTGAAAGTTTGAGTAACCTTGGTCACTTTTATCAAGTTTTTCAATAATCTTTATTACAGGACTGTTTGCCTCTTTAAATAAAAGGTCTATTCCTTTAACTAAAGGTCCTCCTGTATTAAATGTAACTAAAGCCGTATTAAATATATTTACTACACCTTCGTTTAGATAACTCTCACCGGAGAACATAAAAGGTCCCGGATTAAAAGCAGGTGGTGTAAATTGTGATGTAGCTGAATATTCATCATCATCATATTTATATCTATATCCAAAACAAATAAATCTTTCTTCTAAAAAGTTTTCTTGAGTACCTGTTTGTAATAAAAGAATGTCCGGAGCATTAGTAGGTGGTTTTTTTATAACCAATATATCTTCTGCAAGAAATCCATCCACTCCACTTGCATCAGGATTAGCATAATTTTTCTGTACGTTTATCTTTCTTGGTGGATTAATGTTGTCTGTAAAGAAGAATAAATTCTCTACTTTATCAATGCCTGTAAATAAAAACTTATCATCAAAGTTCAAAGTCGTATTAACTCCACCACCATTATCTTTACTTATAATATGATAAACGACAATGTTGTTGTTTGAGTTCCAAGAAACAATAAGGTCTAACTTGCCTGTATTACTGTTTGTATAAGCAGGGTCATTAATCATCCAATAGATAGTTTCGTTTGCACCATCTTCAAAAGCACCAATACATTTAGCTTGAGAGGAAAGTGGAATACCATCTACCTGTATGTTGGTTATTAATAGGTTACCTTTCGAGTTCTCTATAACTCCTATTTCAGCACCCTCTGTTGAACCCATACGAACATTTAATGCATCAATGTACTCCCCGTTTGGAACGAGTCGCTCATCAACCATTTTGTTCATTTTACCCTGAGTAAAGTTTCTTGTTATATTCGCCATATTATTTTAGCCACTTATCTCTACCCCTTAAGTTTTGTAATAATCTTCCGGGATGTATGTTACTGATTCTAATTTTTGCATTTCTTAAAAGTGCAGCTTTACGCTTTCTTTTTCTTGCAACAATATATTCTTGAGTATTAAGTTTAGTGCTAAGTATTGCAAACTCAATGTATGCATAGATAAACTCCTCAAACAATTTATTTACTGTAACTAAACTGTCGTCACCGTTTTCCATACCATCAGAAACATATTCAAGTACGCATAATTCTCCTGACATACCTGAACTAAAATTAATCACACCACCTTTAGGATTGATTTTAAAAGTAGGATTAGCGTTTGCCGTCTCTGTATTTAAACCATATCGAGCACCAATACCATATTCGAAATACCAAGCACCATCCACACAATACCCTGACTTACCATAGTATTCAGAGTGTTGGTTTAAGTAGATGCTTTGCTTAGTTCCTTTTATTCTGTCGTAATCTAAATCTGAATATTGTGGAGATAAAGCATTACCATCAATGTCAAATAATATTCTACAATCATTGTCTTGTAAATATGCACCGGACCAATTAGTCTGAATGTTTTCTGTTAGAGGCATTAATAAGCCATCTCTATACAAAGAGATTCTTACCCAATTAACATAGTCTGAGGGAAGAACATATCTCAATGTGTCACAGACACTTAGTTCTAATATTTTTATTTCTTTAAATGCATCATAATTTAATTCTTGAATCGCTCTTTTTGCGTGAAACAAAACTTTAAATCTTTCTTCGTTGTTTACCAAGTTATGATTCCCTGAATACATTAACATAAAATTGTTAACGATATCTTCAAGAGAGACATATTGATATGAACCCCAATTTGCATTTTCAGGAGGTAACCCCCCGTTTTCGTAATACTGATATTGTGTTATGTAACTCATAATTATTTCTCTTCTTGATTATTACCTTGCTCTTTTGCTTGTGCAAATTGAACTGCTGCTACCTCCCTTATAGACATACCTGCGTATTGCAGTATCTTGTTTATAAGATTAACCTCATCATCATTTGGTAACTCAAAGTCCTGATAGTCAGGTTGAGATGCATCAAATGCAGGTTCTCCATTAGCAAGTGTTACGAAAGTCCACTTAGGAACAAAAGGAAATCTTATGTATTGACAAACAACTTGTCCCGGATGGTTTACTTCTTCATCAGGAAACATATCTCCAATCAAACCCTCTTGCGTATAAGCAGGGTAGGTTAGGTTAGGTGATGTAAGAATAGAGTTGTTTAGCATAGTAATTTTACTATGAGTAACTTTTTCTGCTTCTTTAATATTTTTCTTTTTGTATATGGTATAGTTTAGTGGGAAAGTATTCACCACGTTTGGAGCCACAGTAAGTTCTGTCCCGGTTGTATTTATTGCTATTATAACTAAGTTGTAAGCTATCCCCCCTATCTCTACACCTACTATATCTCCTACCTCTACACCATCAGCATTAAAGTCTGCCGTTATGTCTATTATTTTATTTTGACCACCAACAGTTCCTGTAGTTGCTCCAAACACAATTACTTTATTATTAATAAGCATTTTATTAATTAAATAGTAATCGTTGTTAGTAGTTAGTAATGAAGGTAGAAAATAACCATTAGTTTTTTGTACACTTTGAATAAGTGGTAACGTAGATGAAAAGGTATCAATAACCTCTTCTAATCCTTTTGTAATATCAGCGTATCCTGTACCTGATTTACGAGCATTTTCTTTGTTAATCTGATAGTTGTAAGAATAAAAATAATCTTCAAATAAATCTAACTGTGCTTGTTTTGCAAATAAGTTAAAATCCGATGGGGATATATATCCGTAGTTATTCTTATTCAGTACCGACATTACTGTTTGTCTAACTGAATTTATCATCTGTCATTCTTTTCTACAAAGATAATGAAAAAAAAAGAGGAGTCAGAAAATCCGACCCCTCTCGTAATGTGCTAATAATCTATTTACTAATCTAACAGACTCTCTAAGTGTTTCAACACTTCTAATCCATCATCACTTTGTAAATAAGAACCAATTACATCAATAGGTTCTGAGCCAAACGGAACATTTAACATTTTTGTTTTATTCTGTGGTGTGTTATACCACACCTCTTTTCCGTTCTTTCTTGTTTTTAAAAGTGCTTGGTCTAAAAATCTTTGAATTGTACCCATAAACTTTAAATCAGGGTCATTAACCACTTCTAAGAAATCTTCAGAATTGTTCCTCGCAAATACCAATGCATCTCTTTTAAGTTCTGCTGAAGACATTTTTGATGTGTCAGTTC